GCTGATTATCATCACGGTGTGCGCGTTGTTGAAATCAATGACGGCACCCGCGTTATCTCCACCGTTTCCACCGCCATCATCGGGATGGTCTGCACCAGCGATGATGCGGACGCCGACGCGTTCCCGCTCGATACGCCGGTGCTTATCACCAACGTACTGACCGCCGCAGGCAAGGCCGGTAAAACCGGTACACTCCGCGCCTCATTGATGGCAATCGCCAACCAGGCTAAACCCGTTGTCGTTGTCGTGCGCGTGGCAGAAGGTGACACCGAGGCGGAAACCACCTCGAACATCATCGGCGGCACCGACGCCACCGGCATGTATACCGGCATGAAAGCCCTGCTGTCTGCCCAAACCGAACTCGGCGTGAAGCCGCGCATCCTCGGCGTGCCGGGGCTGGATAATCTGGACGTCGCAACGGCGCTCGGTGCCGTCTGTCAGCAACTGCGCGCCTTTGGCTACGTCAGCGCCTACGGCTGCAAAACCGTGTCAGATGCCATCAAGTACCGGGAGAATTTCAGCCAGCGTGAGCTGATGGTTGTCTGGCCGGATTTCGTCGCCTGGAACACCACCACGAACGCCAGCGACATCGCGCCCGCCACCGCCTATGCCCTCGGCCTGCGTGCCAAAATCGACGCCGAAACCGGCTGGCATAAAACCCTGTCAAACGTCGGCATCAACGGCGTCACCGGCCTGTCTGCCAGCGTCTACTGGGATTTACAGACCACCGGCACCGACGCCGATCTGCTGAACCAGGCGTGCGTCACCACGCTTATCCGCAAAGACGGCTTTAAGTTCTGGGGGCAGCGCACCTGCTCTGACGATCCGCTTTTCCTGTTTGAGAACTACACCCGCACCGCGCAGGTGCTGGCGGACACCATGGCGGAGGGGCATCTGTGGGCGGTGGATAAACCCGTTACCCCGACGCTTATCAAAGACATGATTGCGGGCATCAACGCCAAACTGCGCGAGATGAAGACCGCCGGTCTGATCATTGACGGTAACTGCTGGTATGACCCCGAGGCGAATACCGTCGAAACGCTGAAAGCGGGCAAGCTGTTCATTGATTACGACTATACGCCGGTGCCGCCGCTGGAAGATTTAACCCTGCGTCAGCGCATCACCGATCAGTACCTGGCGACGTTCGCCACGTCCGTTAACAGCTAAGAGGCGCTTAAAAAATGGCACTGCCTAAAAAACTGAAATACCTGAACCTGTTTAACGACGGGAACAGCTACCTCGGCCTGGTCAGCGCGCTGACGCTGCCGAAACTCACCCGCAAGCTGGAGAACTATCGCGGCGGCGGCATGACCGGTTCAGCTTCCATTGATTTCGGCCTGGACGACGACGCGCTGACCTTTGAATGGACGGTGGGCGGCCTGGATGAATTGGTGCTTAAGCAGTGGGGCGCGGTCGATGCCGTGCCGCTGCGCTTCGCCGGTTCCTTCCAGCGTGACGACACCGGCGAAACCTCCGCCGTGGAAGTCACCATGCGCGGACGCCATAAAGAAATGGATTTTGGCGAGTACAAACAGGGTGAAGACACGGAAACCAAAGTCACCACCCAGTGCACCTATTTCAAGCTCACGATCGACGGCAAAGACATGATTGAAGTCGATACCGTGAACATGGTGGAGATCGTCGGCGGCGTTGACCGCGTGGCGCAGCACCGTAAAAACATCGGCCTGTAATCCTTAACCAGCGCCGCCCGGCGGCGCTCACTTTTCCTTTTGAATGAGAGACACCGCTATGTCAGAACACAATGAAAACATCGTTACCCTGGAAGAACCGATCAAGCGCGGCGAGACTGAAATCAGCCAGGTTGAAATCATCAAGCCGAACGCCGGACACCTGCGCGGGATTGGCCTCGCCTCCCTGGCGAACGCCGACGTTGACGCGCTGACCGTCATTCTGCCGCGCATCACCTTCCCGAATCTGACCACGCAGGAATGCAAAACCCTCAATCTGCCCGACCTGATTGCACTGGCGGGCAAGGTGATCGGTTTTTTGTCGCCGAAATCGGAACTGTAAAAATACCCCCACACCTGCAAGTGGACGATCTGATGGCGGACGTCGCGGTGATTTTTCACTGGCCGCCGTCAGAAATGTACCCCATGACCCTGACCGAGCTGCTGGTGTGGCGTCATAAGGCCATGCAGCGCAGCGGAGCCGACAGTGAGTAATTTAAAATTAGAGGTGCTGTTAAAGGCGGTTGACCAGGCGACCCGCCCGTTTAAAGCCGTTCAAAATGCCAGCAAATCCCTGTCTAACGATATCCTCGGCTCGCAGGCCACCCTCAAAGACCTGAACGCCCAGGCCGGGAAGATTGAGGGATTCAGGAAATCCAGCGCCCAGATGGCCGTCACCAGCCAGAAGCTGAAAGAGGCCAAAGCCGAGGCGGCGGCGCTGGCGATCCAGTTCAGGAACACCGCGAACCCGACCCGTGCGCAGACGCAGGCCATGGAGTCAGCGAAGCGCACCGCCTCAGAGTTGCAGACCAAATTCAACGGCCTGCGGCAGTCGGTGCAGCGTCAGCGTGCCGAACTGTCCGAGGCCGGGATCAGCACGCGCAACCTGTCCGAGTCTGAGCGCCGACTGAAAGCCTCCATCAGCCAAACCACCGCCCAGCTCAACCAGCAGCGGGAATCTCTGGCACGCGTCAGCGCGCAGCAGGCCAGGCTGAACGCGGTCAGCGCCCGTTATGAGCGCGGCAGGGCGGCGGCGGCAGGCGTACGCAACGGCGGCGCGGCGGCGCTTGGCGTGGGAACGGCTGCCCTGTATGCCGGTAGTCGGTTGATGGCACCCGAAGTTCAAAGCCAGCGCAGCGGCGCGCTGATTGCCGCGCGTCAGGGTGAAAACTCTGCGAAGGGTGGCGATTACACCCAGGTTATTCAGCGCATTAACAGTTCGGGCGTCAGTGAAGATATTGAAAAAATCACCGAAGCCGTGTCTGCGGTTCGCAGCACCCTTGGCACCATGGGGGATGTAGGCTCCGCAGAGTTGGAGCGCATCACCCGTAAGGCGCTGGATATGCAAACGGCCTTTGGCGGTGAAACCGCTGAAAGCATCCAGATAGCCGCCATCATGATGAAAAACGGGCTTGCGGGCAGCAGTGACGAGGCGCTGGATCTGATCACCGCCGGGATGCAGCGCGTCTCTGCACAAATGCGCGGAGAGATGCCGGAAATCCTGCACGAGTATTCCACGCACTTTCGCAACCTCGGATTTAGCGGTGCTGAGGCGATGTCACTGCTGATCGATATGTCGAAACAGGGGAAGTTCGCCCTTGATAAAACCGGCGATGCGATTAAAGAGTTCAGCATTCGCGGCTCTGATATGTCAAAAGCCAGCGTGTCGGCTTATGAGGAAATCGGGCTGAATGCCGGAAAAATGTCGCGGGCAATAGCCAAAGGCGGCGCCGGGGCGCGGACGGCGATGCAAAAAACGGCCAAAGGGTTGTTATCCATCAAAGACCCGGCGGCGCGGGCAAATGCGGCCATCGCGCTGTTTGGGACGCCGATTGAAGATTTATCTATCGACCAAATCCCCGCATTTCTCGGCGCGCTGGCGGGAACTAAGGATCGTCTCGGGGATGTTAGCGGCGCGGCTGAGAAAGTGGGCGATACGCTGCGGGATAATTTAACCGGCGACGTTGCGCGTCTGCAAGGCAGCTTTGCCCGGCTGCGCTTTACCGCGTTTAAAGAAATGGATGGTCAGTTGCGCAAGCTCACGCAAACCGCTACCGCTTGGCTGGATAAGCTCAACGTTTGGGTAAGCGCTAACCCTAAGCTTGCGGCAAACCTGGTGACTGTCGCCGGGGGTGTTGCGGGGCTGGTTGCCGTGCTGGGTGCCGTCGGGTTGGTGGTCTGGCCGGTGATGACCGGTATCAACGCGCTGATCGCGGGTGCAGGATTTTTGAGTGCGGGGTTCAGTATCGCGGGCAGTGCCATTGTTGCCGCCATCGGCGCGATAACCTGGCCGGTGGTTGCCGTCGGTGTTGCTATCGTCGCCGCAGCGTTGCTTATTCGTAAGTATTGGGAGCCGATCAGCGCCTTCTTTGCCGGTGTGGTGGAAGGCTTAGGCATTGCCTTTGCGCCCATTGCACAACTCTTTGCGCCGCTAAAACCGGTCTTTGACTGGTTAGGCGAAAAGCTGAAAATGGTTTGGCAGTGGTTCAAAGACCTGATCGAGCCAGTGAAATCCACGCAGGAAACGCTGAATAACTGTAAGGACGTCGGCGTGAGGTTCGGGCAGGCCATCGCCGATGCGCTGAACGCACCGTTGAAGGCATTCAATAAGCTGCGTCAGGGCGTGGACTGGCTTTTGGAAAAGCTCGGCATCATTAAAGATGAATCGGCGGACATTGATAAAAACGCCGCAAAAGCCGACGGTCGTTCATCGTACGGCGGGAATGCGCCTGTTGAAAATAATCCCCTGGGTAATCCTAATCCCTTTGCGCCTCCGGCGGATGTTTTCATGGGTGGCAGCTATGCCCCCATGTCAGCAGGCGGCGGGCGCAGCTATGTCGACAGGAGTACGCACCATTATCAGATTGCCGCCGGTGCCGGTTTGGGTGGGCAGGATAACAGCCGCCAAATCCGCGCCGAGCTGGAAGCCCGTGACCGCGCACGCGCCGCGCAACAACGTTCCCGCATGGATCACGATTAAGGAGATATCCGCATGATGTTAACGCTCGGACTGTTTGTTTTTCAGTTGCAGACCGTCCCCTATCAGAGTTTGCAGCGCGACGTTGATTACCGCTGGCCGGTGAATAACCGCGTCGGCCTGCGCCCGCTGCCGCAGTTCCTCGGCGTGAATGAGGAAAAAATCACCCTGACCGGCGTGCTGATGCCGGAAATCACCGGCGGCAAGTTGTCGTTGTTGGCACTGAACCTGATGGCCGATGAAGGTAAGGCGTGGCCTCTGCTGGAGGGCAGCGGCAGCATTTACGGGATGTTCGTGGTAAACAGCGTCAGCGAAACCCACACGGAATTTTTCTCTAACGGCGCGCCGCGAAAGATAGAGTTCACGCTGACGCTCACCCGCGTTGATGAATCACTGGCGGCGATGTTCGGCGACATGAAAGCCCAGGCCGACGGACTGCTGGATCAGGCCGGTGGCTTAGCCGATAAGCTGGGAGGCCTGCTGTGATTACGGACATGACCATCGGAGCCGGTGCGCAGTTTGCGCCGGACTTCTCCGTGACCGTGGCCGGGAAGGACATCACCCAGGATGTGAGCAACCGGCTGATTTCGCTGACGCTCACGGATAACCGGGGCTTTGAGGCTGACCAGCTCGACATCGAGCTGAGCGACACCGACGGCCAGCTGGAGATGCCGCCGCGCGGTGCCGTGATAAACATCGCGCTCGGCTGGAAGGGGAAGGCGCTGACGAACAAGGGCGATTTTACCGTGGATGAAGTGGAACACCGGGGCGTCCCGGACACGCTGACCATTCGCGCCCGCAGCGCAGACTATCGCGGCAGCCTGAATTCTCGCCGTGATAACTCTTACCACGACACGACGCTGGAGGCCGTGGTGTCCGCCGTGGCGGCGCGCAATAACCTCAAGCCCGCGGTGGCTGAGCCCTTCAGGGACGTGAAGGTGTCGCACATCGACCAGACCCAGGAAACCGACGCGAAATTTATTACCCGCCTGGCCGAGCTGAACGGCGCGGTTGTCGCCATCAAGGCGGGCAGTTTGCTGTTCATCAAGCCTGGGGCGGCAAAGACCGCCAGCGGTAAGCCTATCCCGCAGATGACCATCGTGCGCAGCGACGGCGACGGGCACACGTTCAACATTGCCGATCGCGGGGCTTATACCGGCGTGTCGGCAAGCTGGCTTCACACCAAAGACCCGAAGCCTAAAAAGGTGAAGGTGCAGCGGAAAAAGAAATCACAATCTCTGAGCAGCGTGCAGCACCCCAATGCGAAAAAGGTCAGCGCAAAGGTGGCGAAACCGCCGGAGGCCAAAGAAGGTGATTACCTGGCGGGGAGTGATGAAAACGTGTTTGTCCTGACCACCATCTACGCCACGCAAAAGGCCGCCATGCGGGCAGCGCAGGCGAAATGGGACAAACTCCAGCGCGGTGTCGCAGAGTTCTCGATCTCCCTGGCTCGCGGGCGTGCTGATTTATTCCCTGAAACGCCGGTGGCGGTGTCCGGTTTTAAATCCGTGATCGACGCGCAGCCGTGGATTATCAGCAAGGTGACACACAGCCTGGGCAATAGTGGGTTTGTAACGACGCTGAATCTGGAGGTGTTGTTGTCGGATGTGAATTATGAGGCGAGCGGGGGCGATAGATTGTGAATGATGAATACAAAGTTTCTTTATTAGTTTCAAAAAAATAATCAGAAACAATAAAATAACCTAATTACTATAGGGAAGAGTAGGTATATAAGAAGGCAAACCCATACTGCCTTCATAAACCAACGCGCACGACGCCAGATATAGCGTTCTCTTTCGTTAGCTTCACGAATCGCACTTTGTATATCGTCCTGATTTGTCATCTCATCCACCGTGGGTAATTATCCCTGTTATGTAAAACACTGTAATCCCAGATGTATGTTTAAAGCAATCACATACAATGATTACATCTGATTCAAAATGATTTAATGGTGATTACTATGATGCACTGCCCCAAATGTCAGCACGCTGCCCACGCCCGTTCAAGCCGCTACCTCAGCACTAATACCAAAGAGCGTTATCACCAGTGTCAGAATATTAATTGCAGTTGCACGTTTAAAACCCACGAGTCGATCGCAGATATCATTGTTGAGCCAGGAACGGTTCACGCTGTTCAACTGCATCCAGATAAACAT